GTATCGCGCTTATGCCGACTCAGCTTGTGATGGCATATTATCCTAAGGACGGTTCGTACCTTCCTGAAAATCTTAACGATGGGATGAGTGGCATTGACCAGCAGAAGAAGTCTGAGCACAATACAGCGATGAGAGAGAAAGCCTCAACGAAGTACTAACATTGCTTCATTACTATACGGGAGGCGGGTTGTTCGGTTACTTTGTTCCCCGCCTCCCACTTTAACAGGAGAATAGATGCCAGTTAACATACGAAGAGATGGTAAGGCCAAACGGATAGCGCTGGACATCCTAGGCCCACCTGCTTGCGGCCTGGTTGATGCTTTTGGAAACAAAAAACGCTTTGTTCGGAAGAAGGAGAAGCTCGATGCCGAAGAAGAAGGTAACAGCATCAATCGGTTCGAAGAGATCGGTTACCGTTAAAAATAACGAAACATACATAGACTTAGAAATAGAGGGTCTGCTGCTTGACTGCGAAACGGTTACAGATTTAGGTCTGATATGGCGTGTAAAGTATGATGCAGATTCGATTGGCGCGTTTAAAGATTTTATAATTGATACTTTATTCAGCCATGCCATATGGTGCTACCTTGATAATTCCTGCGATTACTCTATTGACATAAACATTACTGCTATTACTCGCGACGTCAATGAGAACTTTGGGCGTGATATAGTAGGAAAGCATGAGAGAGAGATACTTGCCGAGAGGCCGATGCGCCATGATTTGGACAGGCTCAACATGGTGAAAGAGGCTGTTATCGAATGCATTAATGACGCAGTTAGAGACATTGGGCTTAGAGGGGAGAGCTAGATGCCGAAGAAGAATGTAAGGCTAATCGTTTCCAGGAAATCTGTTTGGGATCCGTCTGGTATGCATAGCCTTCCTATCGAAAGCCTTAAGGATGCGAAGTATGCGCTGTCCAATGCTCACCTTTCGCCCAATGCTAAAGCGGTTGAGGCTGAGATTTACAAGAGATATCCTGAGTTAGATCCAAAGAAGCCAATCATTAAGCATGTCGTTCATAGGCCTATTGAGAAGGTTGTTGTTAAATCTGTAAAGAAACGAAAAAAGAAGAAGAAAGTGTTAAAGAAGCATGGGAAACCCAAAAAAGGCTAAAAAGCTAGCTGATGAAGTAGCAAAAAAGGAGATCCAAAGCCCGTTGGCGATGTCGCTTCCTGGTACAAGAGAAAGGATTTTTATGATGCTCATCAAGGCTGTAAAGGCAATATTGAGCCTTTTAGGTAAGCAGCTTATTAAGCACCGAACCAAGCGGCTGACAAGGCGGATCGAGGGAAAGAAGTGAAAGAGACAGATGCCGAATTTCTTGAAAGATATGCCGATTGGCGAAAGAGTAAGACAGAGGATAGGGAAAAAGTAATGGGAAAAGCAGAAGAAGGTCCAATGGAGTTTTATGGAACTTTTATAACGATAGATACTCCTATGGAGACAAAAGGTGTTCCGCCTTACTACACAAAAGAAGAGCTAGACCTTTTTGGCGAGTTTATTGGTGAGGTGTTTAGTGATATGAAGAAGAGCGGCCATAAGTTTGATCAAGATGCTTTCGAGGCAGATAGGACGCTGCGGCTGACACGTAGGATAGAAGGGAAAAAGTAGATGCCAAAAGGTGACTACAAAGATAGAATTAAGACGGTGGGGGCTGTAGCGGCAGATCTTCAGAGACAGGGTCCGGTCAAGCACTCAGCGCATGATCAGATGCGTGAGCAGCTATCTGAGTACGAGCAGAGCATTCATGAGTGCGTGGCTACGAACAAGGCTGATTTTAATGGTGATTTTTACGTTGTTGTTCTTACAAAAAAAGAGCGTACGATGAAGAACGTTATAAGAAACCTGTTCTTTGCCAGGCGTTCGTGCCCGACACCGGACTACGATCAGGTCGTGTACAAGTATCATCGTGATGGAGACAATTTAGAGTTCATGTGGGTTGTTCCGGCCAAAGATGCGGTTGAGCGCATGAAGGAGAACGCACTATTGGTTCCAACAGATCAGTACTCACTTTTAGATTTTGTGTTAAAATTTGATGATGGCACACTTTTGAGGCTGTCAAAGAAGCTTAATGGAGAAAGAAGGGATTCGAATATACTATCGTAAGGAGAGAGGTATGGAAGAAGCAGTTGATAATAAATTAGAAGAAACGGCACAAGAGTCACCAACACCATCGGGCGACGTTGTTCTTGGTGATATTACTACTAAAGAGCCCGCACAGGCGCACCAAGAGAACTCGCCTGATGTAAACATGGCTCGCATTCGTGAGGAGAAAGCGGAGGCGTTGCGCGAGAAGGCTCGTTTAGAGGCGCAGCTCAAGGAGATGCAGGATAAGGCGCAGCAGCCAACGTACGGCGACGAAGACTTTGTTGAGGGTAAGCACCTCAAGAAAGAGATGGAAGGCCTTAGGCGGCAAATGAATGAGTATAAGAGCGAGCAAGCACAGGTTGCAGATCATTCTCGATTAAAGCAGCAGTATGCTGACTTCGACTCCGTTGTTAGTGCTGAAAATGTTGATCGTCTCAAGTCATTGGATCCAGACACGACAGATTTGATAGTATCTTCAAGTGCGTCCTATTATGCCAAGGGCGTAGCCGCCTATCGTCGCATCAAGGAGCTTGATCTTGAAGATAAGCATGAAAAGGGAAGGGCGCGTACGCAAGAAAATGCTTCTAAGCCACGAACGATGAACAGCGTTTCTCCGCAGCAGGGTGATAGCCCACTGTCTATGGCGAATGCTTTTTCTGACGGCCTCACGCCTGATCTTAAGCGTCAGCTATGGAAAGAGATGAGAGACGCGTCCAACAAAAGTTAATTCTGACTACTACATCTTTTTTTAGGTGTGTTCGCGAGGCAGTTATGAGCTTCTCCTCTTCTCTGCCTCGCGTCTATTATAGATAGTACACGCACTCATTTTTTTCAAATCAATTGCACATACTTAATCTCTCTGTTTATACTGAAAATGATCGGGCGTAAGGGACTCGCCAACCCGTATTCGACGTAAGGGATTCGTCAACCCATTCTGACGTAAGGGGTTCGTCACCTAACAGTAGTTGTTTTGCACTGTGTATGTGCAAAAAGATTAATTCTAAATACTTAGGATAATTATGCCTATTACAACTACGGCGAATCTCCCAGCACCGGTCCAACATTCATTCTCCATGAAATTACTCAGTGTTCCGGTTCCTAACTTGATCCACAAGATAGCGGCTGTCAAAAAGACTATGCCTGCTAAAGGTGGAACAACGCTTAGGATGAGGAGATATAATCCGTTAGAAACCGCTATGGTTCCACTCGGGAACGGCGGCGTTCATCCACCATCACAATTGCTCACAGCTATCGACATCGATGCAGAGATTTCGTTTTATGGTACCTACGTTCAACTGAACGAGCAGGTTACCCTCCAGAACCAAGATCCTGTATTGAATGAAGCAGCTAAGCGATTGGGTGTTTCTCTAAGACAGACCGAAGATCAACTGACACGTGAGATGCTTGCTGCAGGTGCGGCTGCTATCAACTGCGTCGGTGGTGTCAACGGTGATAACCCAACAGAAGTTACAATTGGTGATATTGACACCGTTGTTAGAACTCTTGTTGGAGCAGACGCTTATACTATAATGGACAATATTGAAGGTGAAGATAAGTTCGGAACTGCTCCAATTAGAGAATCTTTTTTCGCATTGGCGCACTCAGACCTCATTGGCGAGCTTGATGCCACCGCTGGCTTTATTGCCAAAGCGCAATATCCGTCGCCTATGAATGCTACGAGATCGGAGTGGGGAGCAATTGGGAATCTAAGATTCTTGTTGTCCTCGGTCGGCTCTCGTGAAATTGGGGCTTCGGCGCTTGGTGCGATGAGATACAATATCTTTTGTGTTGGGATGGAAGCTTATGCGTGTGTTGAACAAGATCAATATTCTGCTCAGTTCATCTATCGTCCACCGATTTATGATGGACCACTCGCACTTAACGCTTCTGTTGGATATAAGTTTGCTGAGGTTCCTCGCATCTTGAACGATGAGTGGATCATCAACTTACGTACAACCCTAGCACCATAAGAAAGGAGTAAATCATGGCTACATATGGAACAATAATTCAGCAAGGCGAATTTACTTCTGATGGCACGGACAAGATCATCCCGTTGAGGTCTGACTTTGACTGGGTGTATGTTACTAATCTGACTAACATTGCGGCTTCGACGCAGTGGGATGCTACCAACTTTTTCTGGCAGCAAGAGATGGCTCAAGATGACTCTGTCATCGACTTTCACGCTACAGCATCTCAAATCATCTCGAGATCTACATCGTTAATCGGATTTAATGGTGCGACTTACAGAGGTATTTCGCGAATCGATTCTTCTGACTCTACTCCTGGTGGAGCAGTTGCTGTAACGGCTGGAACAAATGCAGCGCAGCCTGTTTATGACACTGGCGACACTGGCGACATGATCATTGGAAGTATCGTAAGAGTCCAGGGTACTGACCATACGGACCTTAATGGTATGGACTTTACGGTTAGTGCGGTGACTGTAGATACTGACTTCACGCTTGGCAATGCCCTTCAGCAGGCCCCTGGTGTTGTTGCTGGTGCTAATGGAACATACCGTTTGATTGCTCAAAACAGAACGATCTACGACATGTTCTATCCAAGGAAGCGTAACATTGCAAACATCACGCAGGCGGCTGCTGCTGTTGTTACGACATTGGTAGATCACGGCTACACAACAGGTCAATTGGTTCGCATGCGCATACCGGCTGATTCAACAATGATTGAGTTGGACGGACAGCTTGTAACGGTAACCAACATCAATGCGTCAACGTTCTCTATAGACGTTGATACTACTGGTTACACAGCGTTCACCTTCCCACTTCCTGCAGCATATCCGTTTACACCTGCACAGGTTATGCCTGTTGGTGAGGATCCTGCTGTTGGAGGAACAGAGGGAGCACTGGTAGACAGCATGTTTATCGCTCTTGTGCTTGGAACGAGTGCAACTGCTGGTATTGCAGCTGGAAGTCCTGGTGGATCCAATGGTGATGTCATTAAATGGGTGGCAGGCAAATCGCTTGTTACAGACATACCATAGAGTGACACTAGTTTAAGATGATCGGGGGAGGCCGACCTCCCCCTACTGAAAGGAAGAAGATGGAAAAGAAGAAGCAAACGACAGTAAGTAAGGCGCCGCCTCAAAACGTGCATTATCAGATGGAGAAGGACAAGGAGAAGGTGAAGGGTATCTTTCACTTTCATGAGGTACCTGGTGGAACATTGAAATTCCCACTAAGGCTGTATCCTGGTGAATCACCAACGATATACAAGCTTGTTGATGGTGAGGTGTGTACGATACCGCTTGGCGTAGCAAAGCACTTGAACAGCAGTGGCTGGTATCCAGTTCACGCACACGCTGTAAACAGTGACGGAGCAAGTATTTATAAGATGGGACAGAAGAAGCAGCGATACAGCTTCCAGAGCTTAGAATTTATTGATCCTGCGGACTTCGCTACTGTTGACCCTGGAATTATCACAATAGAGAACGTCTAGGTTGATAGCCTGTGTATTTTAAAAATTAAAACTAGGAGCAGACAATGGCGCCAGATGCGACACTTTCGACGCTAGCACAGATAAGAACTAAGATACGCAGGCTAACCCGCAGTCCATCAGCATCGCAACTAACGGACGCGCAGATCGACGCATACGTTAACACGTTTGTCCTTTATGACTTTCCTGAGTTCACGGTAGACAACAAGCTGGTGTTCTTCTTATCACCCAACGTTGACGTATACCCAACGAACACTGTTAACGCCGATGATCCACTCTACAACTTCAAGAATATTTATGAGAGCGTGCATGGACCGGCATACGTCATGGGCAATCAGATAGAGTTCTCACAGTCGAGGGATTACTTCTACAGGGTGTATCCAAAGGTCCAGGTTGAAAAGACGGTTGATACTGGCGATGGTGTAACGGTTTTGTTTGCGGGCACTCTTTCAAACATTCCGGTTCTAGCCAACAGCGTTACGTTCAGTTCGATCGATGCCAACGGGAGCGCTATCGTTCTTAAGGATCTTCCTGAGTACGATGTTACTACTGGAATACAATTGCAGACAGGTGACCTTGTTGAGCCTGACGCTGTGGCGAGTGTTGGTACGATTAATTATCTTACTGGAGTGTACTCGCTTACGTTTCCTGTAGCTCCTGGCAACGGTGAGAGTGTTGTTGCTCAGGGTTACGCGTACAGTGCTGGTATACCGAAGTCTGTGATGTATGAGAACAACGTGTTCACCTTTAGGCCTGTTCCTGATAAAACCTACCGTGTTGAGATTGATGCGTTTAAGCGGCCAACTGAGCTGTTGAATGCGGCAGATCAGCCAGACCTTGCACAATGGTGGCAGTATATAGCCTACGGTGCGGCCAAGAAGGTATTTGAGGACAGGATGGACGTTGAGAGCATAAAGGCTATCTTGTTTGAGTTTTCTCGGCAGAGGTCGATTGTGTTACAGCGTCTTACCATCCAGCAATCTAGTGAGAGAACAGCAACGATTTACAGCAGTGGTCATGCTGGCTTTACTGATATAGACATATATTAAGGAGAATATTATGGAACTTTGCGGGATTCTGAAGTGCTTTGCGGCGCTTTTTATGGCGGCATCGCTTGGAGTGGCAATAATAGTGGCTATTTTATGGAAATTTAAGAACGATAATCCAAAGTAGTGGGAGCTTAAAATGTACGATCGGTTTCTTATAGCGCCTATCAAGACGGGCCTTGTAACAGACATAAAAGCATGGCAAGTGCCGGAGGATGCGTTTTCTCGTCTGAACAATGCCTATGTGCATAAAGGTGTTGTTAGGAAGCGATTTGGCTCGACTCTTACGGGTGCCGCTGGTGCTACTCCGGTAGAGAGGCAGTTAACTTCAAGGCTACGCATCGAGGTAGACACAACGGACGGAGCAGGTGCCGCAGCAGGCACTGTTCCTGGTGCTGGCTTTTACGTAGGCCAGCTCTTTTCTATCGGAGATGAATTATTCACTGTTTCTGACGCGGGGACTCCTGCAACGATGCTGACAACTGGTGGCGCTACAACGATGACATACAACACGACAACTGGAGCGTATGTTTTTGCTGGTGCAGCAGCGACAACGGATGTCTATTTCTACCCGGCTGAACCAGTCATGGGTTTTGTTCAAGATGAAGAAGACGGAGAAGAGGCAAATATTACATACGCCTTTGATACACAGTTCATTTATTACTTTGACAGCACAGTAAACGCATGGGAACGAGACGGGACCGTTGTTCTTCATGGTGACGACTCTGATTTTGTATGGGCAACGAACTGGACTGGAGTCAGCGACGATCTTACAGCGGTTTTTATAACAAATTACAACGCTACAGTTGGAGCTCCTGGCCCAAACGATGATCCGATGTATGTCTACCGCGGTGGTGGATGGCACGAGTTTAGGCCTGTATGTACGGTTGACGCGAACCTCCCTGAAACGTACGTACAGTCAGCAAAGATCATCATCCCCTTTAAGGATCGATTGCTTCTCTTAAGCACAATAGAGAGAGATGTTGCTGGTGTTACAAATGCAGCGTACACAAATAGGTGTCGGTATTCGCATAACGGCTCTCCGTTTCCGGCAGATGTTCCTGACAATGTTGAAGCAGCTGTCTCGAGTGCGTGGCTTACTGGATCTAATCCGTGGACGATATTAGCTACAACTGAGCGAGCAACTGACGCTGGCTGGATTGATGCTTCTACAACTGAAGAGATTCAGTCTGCAGAATTCATAAGAGATCGACTGATTGTCTACTTTGAGAACAGTACGTGGGAAATAGTAGATACAGGCAACAACATCATGCCGTTCAGGTGGCAAAAGATTAATACAGAGTTGGGTTCCAAGTCGTTAAAGTCGCCAGTTCCGTTTGATAAGGCAGTCCTGACCGTTGGTACGACAGCAATACATGGTTGTACTGGTACCAGCGTTACCAAGATCAATGAAGAGATATCGGACCAGCTGTTTGAAATAAGAAAGACAGACGAAGGGATGCAGCGAGTTTGTGGCATACGGGATTATTTTGCTGAACTAGTGTATTGGTCTCATCCTACCGACTCGGCTCACGCAGATTCGCGTACGTTCCCTAATCAGGTGTTTATCTACAACTATCTGGGTGACTCATGGGGAACGGCTACTGATACCATTACGGCTTTTGGGTATTACGATCAAGAAGATGAAGTGTCGCAGATAAAGTATAAGCAGGTAGTGGCTGGTAACCAGCATGGTTTTGTTTTCATTTGTGATTCTGAAGTCACGGCAAATGCAGCTGCAATGCAGATAACAAATCTTGAAACAGTTGCTGGCGATGTTCATTGCACGATAGTAGATCACACGCACAACGACAATGAGTTTATCGAGGTTTTCAACCTGTCAGGCGCTACGCTTACGGGTTCTGGGATATACAAGGTATCTGTTATTGACTCTGACACTCTTGAGCTTTTGGATACAACGTTAACTGGAACTTACGAAGGTGGTGGTACGGCGTCTCGCGTGTCCAGGATGGATATGCTTTCGAAGCAATGGAACTTTTACATCGATAAGGGCAAGAACTTTTACCTGGCCAAGATAGCATTTGCGGTTAAGGGTACAACCTACGGCGAGGTGACGGTCGACTATTATCCTTCTTCAACGCAACTGTCGATGATAGAGAGCGGTGTGACTAACGGGTCGATAATGGGAGATAATATTTTACAGACGTATCCGTTTACGATGTATCCACTTGAGAACTCGCAGGAGCGGATATGGCATCCAGTGTACTTTCAGACGGAGGGTGAGTGCGTTCAGATCCGGATATACCACAGTGAGACACAGATGAAGGATAGTGATATCGTACTGTCTGATTTTCAGCTTGAGGGCATGGTTGTACACGCTCGACAAACTTCTGAAAGGTTGCAGTAATGTCAAGCAGTCACGACAAGGGTGCATTTGTACCGAATACGTTTCTTTTTGATGCTTCAGAGCTTAAAGAGACAGATGTAAAGAGCGAAAAGTTTAAAGACCTGCTCGTTCGGCTTTATGAAAATCTTAATGTCATGCAGATGTCGCTCAATATAAAAGACTCTGCGTACTATGACCAAAATGAGTTTGTTAACGGCCAGTCTTTTTATGCTACGCCGAGCACTACTCCGACAAACGCTACGAACAGGCGGCAGGTGTTTCGCAAGGTTGTTGATTTTGGTACATTGCCCAATACTGGGACGACAAGCGTGGCTCACGGCATAGATATCACTGGAGGCTACAACTTTACTAGGATATACGGAGCGGCGTCAGACACAACGAATTTGCTGTACGTACCGATACCAAACTCAAATCCTGCTATACACATGCATGTTGATGCGACTAATGTAGTGATAACCACGTCGGCGAATTATTCAGCATACGAGACGACGTACGTGATACTAGAATATTTGAAATACTAAGAAGGAGATGGGATGTCACTTTTCAGCTCGTTAGGGCGATTTCTCACTGGTAGTCGTGGAAGAACGCGGCAGATGCCTAGATTTACAGGCGCTCAAACTGGAGCGTTGGATACGTTATTGCAGCGCGGCATGTCTGATACGGACGTGTCTGGGCTCGAGCAAAGATACAGAAGGTTGTATGAGCGGGATACTGTTCCTGGGATGGCACAAAGGTTTACTTCTATGGGCGGCGGCCAGAGGTCGAGTGGCTTTCAGGAATCGCTCAGACGTGGCGGCCTGGATCTTTCGGAGCAGCTGGCCAACTTACGCCACCGTTCGGGCATGCAGAGTCTTGGCTTTGGTCTACAACCTCGATTTGATTACTTGCAGGAGCCTGGCAGTCAGGGTCTGCTCGGAGGAATGGGAGGATCATTGCTTGGATTGGCAACTGGTGGTCTTGGCGGCTTGATAGGTGGTAGCTTTGGAAGAGCCATGGGTAATGTTAGCAGGGGCATGTTCGGACAGGAGGCCCAGAATGCTCCGCAGCAGCGGGCGCGTGTGACCAGTTCTGGATCAGTTCCTATGCCTGGTGGAGGAGAAGGCGTACCTGCAACAGCAGAAGCGCAACAGCCGCAGGGCGAGCTTGCTGGATTGCTGGGTCAAGGACTTGGTGGGTTGCTTGGTGCGGCTACAAGAGGTCAGCAGATACAGGAGCAATACATGCCGGGTCAGCCAATAGGTATGGGAAGTACCCAGAACCAAATGATGATGCGTCTCATGCAAGGCATAAACTTTGGAGGAAGATAGATGGCAATTTATTTCAGCCCGCATGCAGCGACAGGTGCCGGCGCTATGGGAGAGTCGATAGGAAAAAGTCTTGCTCAGACATTAAACATGCTTACACAGCGCAAGATGAAGCAACAAGAAAGACGGCAGCGACAGGGTGAGATATCAGAAGGCCTTCAGTCTGTAGGCGTCCCATCTGAAATGGCGCAGGGTGTTTCCGCGCTGCCAGAGGCACAGCAGGCCCTGTTCATGAAGCAGCTTTTAGGCTCTGAGGCATTTGGCGCACCACAGCAACAGGCAGGACTCGAGCAGATGATTGGTGGTGGTCAACAGCAACAGCAGCCAGTCGAGCAACAACAAGGACTAGGGCAGTTACTAGGCGGACAACAACAGCAACAGGTTCCAGGTCAACAACAGCCGCAAGTAGTAGGTCAAGGTGCCGATGCGGATTTTGCAGCAGCACAGCAACAAGGTCAGCAGCAGCCAAATGAAGA